TCCGCCAGTTCCTGCCGCTCCTCCGTTTCCGCCAGCACCACCCGTAGCAGTCAAATTATTTGCGTTACCAACAAAAGAGGTTGTGCCTCCCGTGTTGCCATTTGCACCAGCATTCCCATCTGCACCAGCGTTGCCAGCGTTGCCATCACTACCGGGATTGCCTGACCCACCAGCACCACCCGCAGTGGCACCTGTTCCAGCATTGCCGTCATTACCGTTTGCGCCAGCACCACCAGAACCACCAGCACCACCTGAGTTAGCATTACCAGAGTTACCGTTTGATCCGACATTACCATTACCGCCAGAGTTACCAGCAGAACCCGGAGTACCAGCAGCACCCGGCTGACCAATTTGAGCTCCGTTGCCACCAGCACCACCAGCACCACCATTCCCACCGCTCGGGGCAGCGTTACCAGGACTGCCGGGGTTACCCCCAAGCCCAGGAAAACCTTTTGCACCAGCATTACCCGCGCCGCCGCCGCCGCCGCCGCCTCCACCCGTTCCTGAGTTTCCGGGATTGCCAGCATTGCCAGCATTGCCATTACCAGCCGCACCAGCATTTCCAGCCGCTCCGTTATTTCCAGGGTTACCAGGATTACCAGAGTTACCCGCACCACCAGCATTTCCAGCCGCACCACCCGTTCCGGCTGTGCCAGCATTACCGTCATTACCAGCCGCGCCATCGTTACCAGCCGCACCGGCATTACCAGTGGCACCAGTTAACTGAACGTTGACAATATGTATTCCCGGAGGAAGGTTGAAGGTTCCGCTAGAATTAAAGGTTTGAGAGTCCCCTGGGTACAGAGGATCGTACCTGGTAGCGGTTCCAACCGAAGGCATTTAACTCACCTTTTCAGCAAGTTTTACAAAGTCTTCAGGAAGGTCTGAGGTTTGAGTTGCATATTTTCTTTTTCGATAGGTATCAGAGCCATCTTCAGCTTCCCAAAGAACTTGATCAAATACAAGAACAGGAGCACTTCCAAAAACAATCTTGTTTTGATTGTCGTCTTCAAACCACGTTGAAAGCGGATATAGCGCGTCGTCTATATCTTCTGAAGAATACATCAGAACGGTTACGTTTATGTTGTTTGAAGTCAACCAACCGATCATGTCGTTCGAAGCAGCATGGCCTCGTTGCACAGTAACATAAATTTCATCGTATCTAATTGTCATGACTATGCCTCGTAAAACGACAAACTAACATAAATGTCCGTATCGCCTTTGATCAACAACGCTGTGTAAATTGTACGCTTATTAGCTGTAGCATTTACAGCGGGTTGTGACGAAGAATTATTATATTTAATGGCAAAACCAGAAGGTGCCGCCAAAGTAAATGTTCGGCTTCCTGTTCCATCCTGTCGAACAATAATAGTCAAGGCTCGAACGCTGCCTGAAGACATATCATCCGTATTCGGGAGCGTGAGTGTGGTGTTACCTGTTAGCGTTAAATCAATGTTGTTGATTTCATTACTGACTGCAATGGATCCTGTAGCAGAAGTGTTTGCTGTAATACTTTCTTGGAACGAAGATAACTCAACATTCGACAGCTTGCCATTTGCCAAATTCAAAGCATCGTCTGTGTCTTTAATTGCCATGCGCTCGGCAGCGTTAGTACAAAAGACAGTTTTTGATCCTGCGCCCCAGTTAACAGCAGATCCAGAGTTTGAACTCTCTAGTATGGTCGCTCGAGTCAAGGTGGTGCCAGAGGCTGTGTACACACCAATCCCAACTTCAAAATCTACATCATCTGTTATGCAATAATAGGTGGTGTTTCCGTCTCCAATAACAGAAAAAGCCTGAAAGCCTGTTTCGGCTCCACCAAGAGTTAGAGTGCCTGTGCCAGTTGTAGTAGTAGTTTCTTTGACCCGGTCTTTGACAACAGCGACAGCCATGTTGACCCCCTATGCGATTCGGATAATCGCGTTAGAAGCATCCGCTGTAGGGAACTGAACCGTAAAGTCACCCGCTGTTGAGGACTTGTCTGAGCCAAAATCAAGTACACAAACAGCCGGATCGCCAGATGCGCTGTCGTTGAATATCAACGCTCCTCTTGCTGTGATCGTAGAAGACGAAAACGTCAAATCGTTAAAATCACAAAGTGCTGTTGTACTAGACGCAACTGGCGTTACAGAAGTAAGGGCCCCGCCTTTTGCGGTGTAACCTGTACCAGAAACCTCGTTTGATGTCGTATAGGCAGTGGTAGCCGCATCCAGGCTTGCGGAACTTGTGTACAAAGCTAGATTGAACGTGTTGCCACTACTTGCAGTAAAATTATGTACAGCCTTCAAAATCTCAACTTTAAAAGAGGTGCACATTGCTTGTGTGATAGCCATTATAGCCTCCTAATAAACTCCGCTACGTCAGGATGTCCTGCGTCACGAATAAGATTATACACAGTTGTCCTATCGCTGTTAACGACTTCTTTCATATAGAATATTAACAACGGGCGTATTGCTTCCTTGAAAGCCACTGCTTGATCCCGTATTTCAGGCGGTGCCTTATCTGAAACAGCAATAATTCTTTGTAGGCATCTGTCTGCTACTTCTTCTACTGTCCACCCACGATTTTGTGTTGTTCCCACACTTACAATCGGTTCTTTGGGTAAGTTCAAACTTGTCTCAAACATCTAGCTCTTTGGCCTCACCAATAACCCGTTGTAATATGCATCACCAGTTTGTTTGGCTTCACCAAGATCTTTCAAACGAGCTATCGCTTGCATGAATTTTTGATCGTAGTTTTGAATGATGTCAGCCTCACCTTTCATAAAAGTGTACGCTTCAATCAACGCGCCATATAACATTGCAAATGGTGCGTTTGTACTCAGCCAAGTGGTGCCTGAATCAGCACCGGCAGTCAGGCTTGTGGGCCGATAAAAGTAGTGAAGCTCCACCTGATACCCGGAATCAGGTGTAGGGGCTAAGATAAAGTTATCCGACGTAAATGCAGCGTAATACTTTGGCAATCCCGTTGTCGAACTATTCGGATTGTAGTCTTCGATGAAGTTTACGTCTTTCATCAACAAAAAGCTTTTGGCATTAGATGATGTGACAGACAACGAGTATGAGGCCAGATAGTCAGTTGGCATTGCTAGGTATTGATTACTGGCGGTCAGGTTCGCTGTAACGTTTTTTCGAAAAAACTCTAGTTGCACAGACTCAAAAATACGCTGTTCTGCATTCTCTATAAAAAGAGACAGATTGTTCACAAAAGTTGTTTCACTGTTTTCTGAATAATCTTGAATTGCTGTTTTTAGTTCTGCGAATGTAAAACTCATGACGTTGTCACCGTTACTCTGCCAACCGCCCCGGTAGCTTGAAGATTAAGACCACCCACTGGTTTAAATCCGAAATATGTATCTACCTGAGAATCTGGTCTTGGGTTACGAATAGCTTCAGAGTCAAAAACATTTCTAGGTGGCGTAAGCTGGGGATGTTTGGCCTCATACTCATCGGGCCCGACCAAGGCACCATTCCACTCCCTTCGCATCTCACGCAAACGGTATCGGAATCCTGATCGATCCGATATGCCGTAAGCCTTTGATCCTGTCGCAAAACGAGTCATTAGTTAACTCTCAAGTAATCCAAGCTGGGTGTCAGACGAGTTGGCACACGATCCTGATCCATATCAGAAGCGCGTTGGAACTCTTCTTCATAGATTGATTTTAGAAGTTGAACACGATCTGGTGCTTTTTTGACTGATAAATAATAAGCAAGACCAGCAGCCATACAGGGCAAGAACCTAAAAGGAGCGTCCATATTATTGACTGCTGCATCAGCATCTTGAATGCGTTGAATAAAATAATACCTCAAAACATCCGTGCTGTTTTCTGGGGACGGCCAAAGATTGATCTTTGGTATAATCTGTTTGTCTACAAAGATAGACGATGGCCGTCCAGAAGTAGTCTTGTTAGGCAAATTTTGATAGTCTGACCTTGAGATACGTTGGACTTGAAAGTCTGTGTTATCCCGGCGAACTACAACCTCCAACAAATCTACAACGTCTGCTGTGAGTGTGTACTCTGTGGTTCCTGCGGTCAGTGTTTGGGTGCCAAGCTGTACAGTCCAAAGATTGATGCCGCGATTTGCCCAATCTGCAAACATGAGGTTCAAAGATCTACGGGCAGTTTTTGCATCGTATCCTGTCTTTACTTGAAGACCACAGCGTTCATACGCTTCTTCTACGAGCTCTGCTACATCAAGATCGAAGTCTCGTGAGTTTGAAGTTGCCATCAGTCTTCCTCATTATACAGATTATCAAAAACCCTGTTCACATCTAAGGTATAATCAAGATCACTTTTTGAATAGTGAATGTGTGCAGACGGTTTGAAATCTGGAGCACCCTGCCCTGTCTCAAACCAAGCTGGATGTGTCACTCTAACACGATTATTTGGCAATGCCACGACATTTCCTGTCCACTCACCCGCATCTAACAGGTGCATGACATGACTTTGTTTGTGCTGTGCAGGGTCATCTGCAATTTCGTTTTCTGCGTAATCAACAGTAAACAAATACTTTGCGGGATACATTTCTCCATCTATCTTTGCCAACCAGGGACATGGTGTGGCTCTGTCTAAAACGTAAACAGAATGATTGTGAGAAGAGCAGTCCCATGGTTGTGCGTCGTGCACTGCCATGGGTTCAGGCCACTGCTCGAGTGGCTCATCTGCAACAAGAGCGGTTATAGGCATTCTTGCCCACATCGCGCCCCCGTAGACGTTCTCCTCCTCAGAACCCTCCGGGTTTATGCCTGTAAATATGACCTGAAAACTAAGACTACGACAAGGCATCGTAGTCACGGCTATCGCCATAGCATGAAGAAACTCTCCATGATACTTTTCATGATTGTGTGTATATTCACGGCGCACCCAACACTTGAAGTGTGGGATGTTGCTTTGAAGATACGGCATTAGGCTTTTACGAGCTTGTAACCTTTTTTCTTAGCCGCAGCGCGAATTTGTGCAACCGTCATTGTTTTACCTTTGACAGCACCGCCTTTTTTCATGCCCTTGGACTTCATGCCAACAGCACCACCGCGTCTCATGCCTTTTGCTTTCATCTTTACGGCACCGCCACGACGATAGCCCTTGGACTTCATCATGCCGCCTTTTTTCATGCCTTTTCGTTTCTTCATCATCGCGTCTTTCTCCTTCTGACTGCTTTGACTCTACGAGGTTTACCGGCTGGTTGTCCCAACCTTTTTTTCTGTCTTATCCTACTGCGCTTTTCAGCGGCTGTCATTTCTTTGGTGGTCTTAGGTGTCTTGGAAGAGACTCGTTTTGACGGGCGACAATACGGTGTGCCTCTCTTCTCACCTTTTCTACGCCCACACTTCTTGCCGGTGCGAACGTCTTTCCAATCCTCTTTGAACCAACGTTTAAGAGCTAATCCTTTCTTGGTTTTTCTTACGGCTGGCATCAGTAGATTTTGGTGGTTTTATACCGGTACTTCTGTCCGTCTTTGAACTTTGAAGCTCCGCGCACCATTCCTCCATCTGCTTTTCTAACCGCTTTACTCTTGCTTTTATTTCCCCAATTCGCTGCTCCGACTTTTCGACATTTTGCAATGGCCCCGGATGCATACGCTGATGGGAAAACTTTGTATCTGGCTTTGACTTTGTGATAACAAGCATCCTTTTTTGACATCTCATTTCTTCCTTTTCCTGCGCCCTGCACAATGGGCACGTTCTGAAAAGCCTCTAGGCTTTTTACAGTTTATACTACGCTTGCGTTTTGCGCTCCATTTTCTTTTCTGTGGAGGCTTGGTGATTTGCTTTGGTATGCTCGACCTAGAGATTGTCATCAGAACAACCTCTCAACAAAAGGCAGTAAGGCAGTCGCTATGATTATACCGACAAGATATTTAAAGTTCGCTGAGATATTCGCATCCAGCTTATCCATTTTTTGTTTACCGTCTTCAAGCCGACGTTGTATCTCTTCGTATCTAAGAGAACACTCTGCTTCGTGCTTTTCTATCCGGGCTATTGCTTCCTGAATTTTCATTTCAGCACTTCCACCGTCTTCTTGCCTGACGCAATCTGCTGTTAGGATTCTTTGCCGCTTTGGGGAACTTCTTCATTTGCCCCGCAGAACGTGCACAAAACGACTTACGTCTCTTCGCCGCTTTACTACCCTTTTTAACCTTGCCGGTAACAGCAGTCTTTAACTTGCTACCTGGGTTCATTCGACGGTATGCAGCCACGCCTTTCTTCGTCATTCCCGCCCCACTTTTGGTGGGACGGAAATTACGCTTGTTGCGTTTCGGCATCTTTGTCGCCGCTCTAGCCATAGTAGTCTCTAGACAGTAAAGAATACGACAGACGTAATATCGTCTACCGTATGCACATTTATGTCTGTCTCAAACAGGATCCCTTGTGCAGGGACAGAGATAGTATCTGTCTCACCTGTTTGAAGATCAACGTGCAGTTTTGTTGCACCAGAGTCTGTGCCGTCTGTCAGCTTCAACTCAGGTGTTCCAGAACCAGCACTGGTAACGAGAACTTGCATCAGGCGACAACGTCCAATGG